TTAATTAGGTGCTATTCTTGTTGCGTTTAGGTATATTTCTCCTGTATTTAAAAGACGTATGCTTGCGCCTCCTGATGAAAATATGCAGACTTCACCTTGGTTCATATCTCTTTGCAGCATCTGACAACCTGTTACTGTGTAGCCATTTCCTAATTTTGTCAAAATTACAGTTTGATTAACAGGCGGAAGTGAATATATCCCATAAGGTTGATATAAAGTAACGCCGTTAGCGGCAATATCCCCCACTACATTAATCGCATTATTATTAGCTCTCCCCGTAACCTTAGCACAAAAAACATCACCCTCATCAAGCCCAACCAAATTCCTATCAAATAAAATAAAAACCCTCTCCTTTCCGAATTTTTGTTGTTATGCGAATTTAATCTATTTACACAAATTTCGTGTCAACAAAAATTCTCCTAATTCCTAATTTTTGTTGATATATGAATTTTATTGTAGCCATAAATACTCCATATCAACAAAAATTGTCCTATCCCCTAATTCCTAACTCCTAACCCCTAATTCCTACCGTTAGTATGTTGCTTGCATTAAATCGTATAGTTTTAAGTTAGTTCTAATCCCGTTATTGTCTGCTAAAAATTCTGTTTCTCCTACATATAATTCATATGGTGATGATGTTGTCGGAGAAATATTTATATCATGATTTAAATCTACAATTTGCCCCGGATATATTCCGTGAATATCTTGTAATGTAACATTAAAAACGTGTTGGTCAATATTTCGTTCATAAATGGCTTGTGATGTAATTCTTGGGTCTTTATTATTCCATGAATTCACAAAATTTACATACCGCCGTTTGGTATAACCGTATTTATTTATTTCGGGGTTTACAAGATTTCCTGAATAGTTTGCATTAAAATTACTGTCAGATATGTTAAAATGAATGTTAGAAAGCATATTATAACGGTTATTGCAATAAGTAACATCTGAACATGGTAAATTATTACTGCCGAGCACAATGCGTGGGTTTGTATCGAAATGCGGAGAAACGGTAATTTTCCCCGCACTGTCGATATGCGGTTTCAAATCAAAAGCGCGTTTGGAAAATGCTGTCACCGCTTGCCATGCTGTTTGCCCCGGCGTAACGTTAAAATCATGCACCGTAACATTAGGAAATGAAGTAATTCCTGTTACGGCAAAAGGTTGCAAATAGCGTGAATAAACCGTTTCGCTGTTTATACTTGTATATTGTTCGGGTCTTACTTGATTGTCAACAAGCAAACTTGTAACACTTCTACATTCAGCGGTAATGAGTTTACGGTCTTGTGAATATGAAAGTTTGTCTATTATTCCTTCAAATATGATATTATTCGGAAAAGTGCAATAAAATTTTTGCAACACATGACTGTAAAAATCTTCATTTGTAAAAAAAATAACTTTCAATGTGTTTACAGGTTCATAAACAGTAGATTTGAAACGCAAAGAAATAATTTTGTCTACCGGTAATTGTGATGTATTGTTATATGTAAAATAAGCGTTTGGTATATACATAAAACTAAATTCTCCTTTCCCAGACAAGCTGGAAGATATAAATTAAATAACAAATAAAAAATAATAAATAACAAATATTTAAAGTATAAAGTATTAAGTATAATAATAATTATCCGGATTAACTTCAATAAATTCAAAAGCGTATTTTATTATGTCCGGGCCTGCTTCTCCTACCATTTTCAATGATGAAAATATTGCTGTTATATATTGACCGGACGGCGGAACTAAAATCCCATGGTTTTTTTGCACAAACAAATTCCAAAGATTGTTAAAATTTGTTTGTGCAGATAAACTGTAATACTCTCCGCTCCCTGTTATAACGCGTGTTTTTGCTCCGTAATCCTGCGTTATCATTCCTGTAAAAGGCGAATGATAAGTATGTATATTGCGAACTGCGGATATTGAAAATGTTTTAGGATTTATAGGAAACGTCAAAGTTTTGTATCTCATACTAACTGCCATAAAAATCGTCCTCCTTTCCCAAGTGAATAAATAATAAATAACAGATAACAGATAATAAATAATAAATTACAAATAAAAAATAAAAAATGTTTTGGGATTTTTTATTATGAAATCTGTCCACTGGTTACTGATCACTGACCATTATGATTGCTATGCAATCATAATGGTAATGGTCTTGAATATCTTAAATTTTCTAATTCAAGAGTATCGAGCATTGTTTCATAAAAATTATTAACTTCAAACATATTGTCAATTAAATTTAAAGAAGTGTTTTTAGCAAAATTATTTACCGTATTTGTCGAATTTAAAGCGCTTTCGGGACGTACAGTTTCAAGTTTATGATAAATAACATTTTCTATCAAAAAATCATTCCTTTCAAGATGTTGTTTTTGTTTTTAAAAAAGCTATCCAAAGCCCCCTTCTCAGAAGGGGGTGCCGCGAAAGCGGCGGGGGTTGTCTACACTACCTCTCTTTCTTGTGCGAAAAACAACGCGCTTTTTATGCTTTCGTCGTTTGCTTTTGCGTTTGTGTCGATCTCTAACCAGTTGCATCTTTTGAAAACAACGGATTTACCGTTTTCTTTTATTGTGAGTGTAAAATTGTTCCATGATACCATATCTGCATATGTCAATCCGGTTATCCCTAAATAAAGCTGTTTTATTTTAATTATATATTCAGCAGGCATTGCAACATAAGCAATGGGTTCCATTTCTCCATATGATTGTATCGCCGTAAATTTACGGCGGATTTTCACATCATAACTTCTTATAGACCCGATAGGTTCATTGTTATACAAAATTTCAACATCAGACAATTTACGTACAGGAATTTGCGGCATAATAAAATCATTCCTTTCTTAATTTTCAATAAAAGCACATAATGTTGTTAATGTTAATATGAAACAATCTGCGGTTTTATCGAATTTTATTGCGTTTGATGATGTTTTTTTATATTCAAAATCTTTTGATGCAAGAAATTGTAATAATAAAACATAAATTTGTTCGCACTTTACAGCGGTATCACAATGTATTGTGAAGATAAAATTAAAATGATGCAGTTTCCCTGTGATTTGATTATTGCTTGTGTTTTTGCCGTAATAATTATTGAAAACATCATCTATATTACAATTTTGATTAAAACCAACCGTAATATAAGATTCATTTAACGGAATAGGAGCATTACGGTTTTCATATTCATTTAAAATATTTACACCGTCAAATAACGAACTATCATTTAATTGTGTTATTATAGAATTTTTAAATTCAACAATATTCAAGCGAATCACCCTTTCTTTTTATACACACCTTCGTTGGTGCATATGCGTTTTTAATGTACACCCACGCTGGTGCATATATGTTTTTAATGTACACCCACGCTGGCGTGCATACCCAAAATTAATTTTTCGCATACACACACCTGCCACCGACGGGTGTGTGTATATCAAACACTTTTTATTATTGCTTTGCTGTATTTTAATTTGTCGCCTGTTTCGATAAGCTCGTAATTTTCTACTTTATAGGATTTATTGTCAATAATTAATGTTTCGTCTTGTACAAGCGGTGAATTTAACGCAAGCCCTATATATGTATAATATTTAGCATTATCATGGCTTGTATTATTTTTCGGAGCTTGTCCTATACGAGTTATATCGCGCTTATAAGTAGCACGTGTTGATTGTGTTGATTGTTTAATAATAGGTTGTAATATCGCTGTTGTTTTACTATTTGTTCGGTAAGTCACTTCTGTTCCGAATTTTTTTATAAAATCTGTTAGTTTATTATTAAATGACATAAAAATATTTACCCCCCGTTTTTAATTTCATTAAAATAAAAACCGTCGTCTTGTAATATAAGATAATCTTTTGCCATACAAAAAATTTCATCCCGTATTTTTTTTGCTCGAGCTATGACCTTATCAAGATCTGAATTTATGCTCACATTTCCAACTTTTATATTTCCGTCATCTTCTGTTCCGGATTTAATAAGGGTATATTGATAATAAGCTTCGGCAGCAATAGCATAAACTAAAGCAGTGTTTGTGCTTGTAAAAGTAACCCCCGGTTTTAACATATGATATATTTTGTCCATTGCCATTTGCATAATTGGCTCATGTTCTGCTGAATCAAAGGTATTTACTCCGGTTAAAGACTTAAAAACATTTCGTGATTGAATTAAATCCATTTTTAAAAACCCCTCCTTATGAAAATTTACTATATATACACCCGCCGTCGGCGGGTGTATATACAGTCAATCTTCGATTTTAATACTGCGTATTTATTGCTACACATGAATCTTTGTGTATTTTAGAAAATCCTGAAATACATGAAATTGCAGCGCGTTCAATTTGATTGTCAATTAATTTGTCATATTCTAATAAAACATCACCGGCAACCACCATTTCTAAAGCACAATTTTTGTCAAATCCGATAACATAATTGTCGGGAACAGCAGATGATCTAATTAAGTTCGCTCCAATAGGTGTTGAAAGTTTTCCTGTTCCTTGGAAATTTAGTCCTGTCGCAGGGTCTCTAAATTCTTCAATATTAAGTATTTCCATCATTGTAGCAGGTGAAACCAACATAGTATTTAATTCAAATTCAGTAAATTTATGCCACATTTCCAAAAAATCATTGTATGTTAAAGGATCACCGTTTTTAACGATTTCAATCATTGCATTATTGTCATCCGGCTCATCACGGTTATCTCCCCACATTAAAACATCAACAGCATCTTTTATTTGATTGTATGAAATATGAGCGCCTATTTGTTTTAAAGTAACGGTAAAAAGATCTAATTTTTGATAACGTAAAGCTTCATAACTCGCGGTTAATAAACGCCCGTGTTTAGATAATTTAACAAGACGTGATTTTGATTTTATTTCGGTTACAGGCAAACTCGACCCTTCTGTTACTTTTTTCAATGATTTATCATCTTTTGTTAAAGTTGATGTTATCGAACGATAGTCCATACTGTCAATTTTAGTTTTAGTGGCGATTATATCGTTTATAACAGTTTTTTCTTCCATTCCTTGAATTACCGCACGTTTTACATATTCAGGGAATAATGCTGAGCTTTCTACGGTTGAGAAAAATTTTTCAACAGCATCACTGCCAACACCCGAAACTTTAATATCAAATCTTTTTAACTGACGTCCGAAAGCGTCTAATCCTGCTAAAGATGTGTTTTGATAATTTTCTGAAGGGTCAAGTTCTTCAAGAACAGTTGTAAAATCTTTTCCTTTTACTCGATACATAGATTTATCTAATTTTAAATTTTTATAATTCATATAAATTTCCTTTCCTTTCTTTTCTTTTCAATTAAAATATAATATCAGCAGTTTGTTCTTCATAATTAACGCCTATAACTATATAGGGTAATCCATACGCTTCACTGGCAGAAACAGTGTTGCCTGCGGCAGCGGCTAATTTGTTATAACCTACATGAATACCTGTAAGTCCGGTATAATTAACTCTCAATACACCGCTGAATTGTATTGAAACATATCCGTTTTTTCCAACATCACCTACGGCTACTCCATGAAATTGCTGTGCGTTGCTAAAAATTTTATCCACAAAATAATCATCTGTCATATAGACTAAATCACCTTTTTTTACATCGTCTCTCGTACGGCAAGATATAATAAGAGGGCCTGATTTATCGTGAACAATTTTTGCTTTTTTAGACATATTATATACCTTCTTTCTTTTTTTATTTCACTTCAAATTCTTTGTTTAAATCATGTTCGATTTTGTTCCCAAAATCATTTTTTCCAAAAACAGGGACTGGCGGATTTGTTTGAGTGGCTTTTTCTTCAAACGCCGATTTAAAAGCTTTCAATTCATCTATATCAAGCTTTTTTACAACACCGGATAATATTTCACCGTCAAAATTATTACCCGTCAAAAAGGATAATCTGATAACTTCATTAGCGAGGTCATCACGGTATTGTTCTCCCCATTTTGCCATTTGTTTTAATCTTACAATAGCATCTTCATCCAAATCGCTCTCATCCTTTCCTGTAACATTTTTTTCAGTTTCGCTTTGTGCATCAAATTTTTTTACTACTCCTGCATTTCTTTGTGCCGGAATCGCAACAAACGACCATTCATATGCATCAATCGGTTCATCCATAATAATATAACAATTTTTACCGTTATACTTTTTCCCCGACACATGAGAACAGCTTTTTTCTTTGCGGTTCACTCCGCAAACAGAGCACATCAATTTAATTACTTGACAGCTGATACTGACTTCCTTTTTTATTCCGCCGTCAATTTCTAAAATCAAGTCTTGATTGCTTTTGTTCCGAACCATGTAAGCAGACGCTTTCACACAATGATACACTTCGTTTTCTGTGGTTTTACGTGATGAATCTGTTTCTACCCATGCGTCATAAATGCGGGCTGTTTGATTTTCTCCTTTGTGATTATGGTCAAATATCCCGGTAAGTCCGACAAAAATTTCTGATATTTTTTGTAATGCAGAAATAGTAAACCGTTCATTATCGCGGTCAATTTCGTTATCACATAAAATAACATTAAAGCAATAAATTTCTTCCGGTTTCAATTCACGCCGGGTATATTTGTTGATTTTCTGCATATTTTCGTCTGATAAAACAGCCGTGGTAGAAGTTTGTGTCATGCTTTTTTTTATGTTATTTTCGTTGTTCACTTTCTCACCTCCTTTCAAGGGTGGGTTTTTCGCTTTTGCCGCGAAACGGCACTTATACCAATATCCAATTAAAAAGTTTATAAAAAATCAAGTAAAAATTTTGATATATGATTTTTACGCCGATTTTTTATCAACACTTTTATTGGATATTGGTATTACTTTTTTAAAAAGTAAGCAAAATCTTTTTCGCTCGTGCCGCGAATGGCATCTTTTTACCGCTGGCTTCAGCGGAAAAGTTTGTTTGTCGCTCATGCCGCGACGGGCACTTACTTTGCAGCGATGCAAAGTAAGCAAAAATCGTTTAGGGGAACAATCCCCCTAAAAACCCCAGGGGCTGACACCAAGAAAATTTACTAATCGTCGTTTGCTCTCGATTGGTTTTTGTGTAATATTTTCTTTGCTTATATGCACCGTTGTACAAACGCAACGACGATATGGTGTTTGTACTCCTCATGTTCTAATAATTGTTCATTGTTCATTTTCTTCCAACTGTTGTGCTTGTGCGTTGTATAGTCTTGTGTGGGCGGCTATTATTTCGTCGTCGAAATTTAATTTATCCCATTCGACTTCGGGTTCACAGTAATGTCCGTTTAAACGCAGATAGAATCGGCAGATTTTCTTTATTACCGGGGTTAGTATGCGGCGGTAATAATTTAACTCGTTTGTTAAAATTTCCGATTGCTGTTTACTCATGCGTTCTGTTGTTGACCAACTTATACCGAGCAAGAACGGTGGTATAGAGAGTTTTGCAATGATTTG